TGCCAGTTGTCCAAACTTTAAATCAGTATATAAATACCAAGGCGCTGCAATGGGTATGTTGATACTCGATGAAGCAGGAGGTTTTGAGGAAGGTATTTACAGTTACTTGAAGTCAAGAGTAAGAATAGCGCATGATATAAGGCCTGAGTTTAAAGAATGTTTACCAAGGATATTACTTACAGCCAACCCAGATGGAGTAGGATTACCATGGCTTAAGAAAGACTTCGTTAACTTTTGCCATGATGATAAGATAAAAACTTTCGATGGAGAGTACAAGCAAGACAGACAATTCATCAGAAGCTATCTGTCAGATAACAAATACATGGATCAAGAGAAGTATAAAGAGCAGTTAAAGGGAATGGGATCACCTGAGCTTATCAAAGCATACTTAGAAGGCGATTGGGATGTCAATCTAGGCTCTTTCTTTGGATCTTCATTTAGCCGAGCCAGAAACGTTATAGAGCCTTTTAGAATTCCAGCAGAATGGAGGAAGAAAAGGTTATACGATTATGGGTATAGTGCTCCATTCTCAGTATTATGGGTTGCCACAAGCAATGGAGAAGATGTAATAGCCACACATGGCAGAAGAATATCATCTAACAAAGGTGACATGTTTGTATTTGCTGAGTATTACGGGGCATCTGAGGGGAAGGAAAAAGGCCTAGAGCTAACAATAGATCAAGTCTCAGCTAATATAAAGTACTATGAGAAGCATATGAGGAATAGTTTGTATTGTGGAAGTATAGATGCAGGAGAGGGCAGATTCAGCTATATGGAACAATGAATCTACAGGAACTTCTATTTATGACTCGTTTATTGAAAACGGAGTAAAGTTTATTCCATGTGCTAAAGGGCCAGGTTCTAGAGTGGCAGGATGGCAGAAAATGATATCTCTTTTTAAAAATGCAGGAACCGAAAGAGCAGGGTTATATATATTTAATCTGAATGTAAGGTTAGTAGAGCATGTAGCCAATGCACAGAGAGATAAACATAAGCTGGAAGATATAGATGCTACAGCAGATCACGATTTGGATTGCCTTTCCCTTGACTCTCAAGTACTTACAGAAGTTGGAATACAGAGATTCGATGAAATAAAGCCAGAGGGAAGAGTAATGACTCCATTTGGTTTTAAGGATTATCATTCAGGTGGATTAATAAAGAAGAATGTTGAGTTTCTAGAATTAACATTAGAGGATGGCACAAAGATAAAATGTACACCTAATCATTTGTTTATGACTGAGGCAGGTTGGACAGAAGCAAAGTATCTGTCAGATCGAGGTATAATAAGATACTCAGTTGATGTACAAGTTGCAATAAAGAATTTGAAAAGAGAAGATCTGTCAAAAGAAATGTATGCAAAGGTTGTAGGTATAAAAAGCATTAAGAATCAAGATAGTTATTGTTTGACAGTTGACGATGGTAATTGTTTTCTGTTAGATAATGGGATACTCAGCCACAATTGTCTTAGGTATGGAATAGCATCAAGCAAGAAAGGCGGTGGATTTTCTTCAAAGAACTTCTAGCACAAATGCATTAAAAGTTTATAAAACTACCAGTAACTGAATATTCAAAAGACAATTTATATAAATTTATGTAGGAGAATTAATATGTTCATAGTTGAAGATGGCACAGGTAAAGATGATAGTACAAGTTACGTAAGTGTAGCAGATGCTAATTCAATTTTAGAATCTACAGGCGCTAGTAATGAATGGTCTCTAGCAGACACAGCAAAGAAAGAACAGGCATTGAATGTAGCTACTGATTATATAGAAGCTGTATGGGGAGATCGTTTCAGTGGGTACAGAGGAGTAACAGATCAAAGACTATCATGGCCTAGAATTAATGCTTTTGCCAAAGGAATAGGTTGTGTAGCTTCATTAACAATTCCAAAGGATATAATGGCATGTACAGCTCAACTGGCACAAATTTCTTTGATACAAAATCTTTATAGCTTCAACACTGGAGATGGGGATGAACCTGAGATAAAATCATTTACGAATAAAGTAGGTGACATCAGCGAAAGCAAAACGTATGCTGTGTCTGACAAAGTATCAACAAGTCAGGTAGCTAATCATCCACAAGCCTTTGGTAAGTTAAAGAAATATACGACTGGCAAACAATTATACAGAGGTTAACATGTCAAATAACACTATTTACTCAGCCCAACAAAGCTTATATGAAGGGCAGGTAATTTTCCAAGAAGAAGGCGATTGGAAAACAACAGACAATTATAAAGCCATGTCAACTAAATGGTTTAATGTCTGGAGTAACCTTCAAGATACAGCCTACTTTAGAAACATGACTACTAGGTTCCTACCAATGGAGCCACAGGAAACTCCTCAGGCCTATGAAATAAGATTAAGTAGAAGTTTCTATAATCCACTATTCAAAGATGGCACAAGATGTTTAGTATCTAAGCCATTCGGTCAAGAATTAGCAATAGAAGATGGTACAACAGATGAAAGACTTCAAAGGATCAAACTTAATACTGATCTAATGGGAGCCTCTTCAAGCGAATTCTTTAAAGATGTAATGTTAACTGGCGTTAGATACGGAATGGCTCATGTTCTGGTAGACATGCCACCACAGGAAGTATTAGTTAGTAGAGCAGAAGAAAGAACAATCGGAGCTCATCCCAACCTTAAGATAGTCAATCCTTATGATCTCATCTGGTATGATACTGCAAATGATCCTGATGGATCTGTCAGATTAACAGAAGCTCATATTAAAGAAACTAGAAACATAGATGGAGAGCAAACCTTATTCATTCGTGTTTATAAAGAAACTACATTTCAATTATGGCAGAAGACAGATGATGGCTGGGTATTAGCATCTGAGGGAGATCATACATTCGATGGCGTTCCTCTTTTAACTTATTACACAAACAAGACTGGATACTTACTGTCAGAGCCGCCTCTATACTCAGCTGTTGAAGAGAATATAGAATTATGGCAGTCTCAATCAGATCAGAAAAATATATTAAAGCACGTTAGAGTAGCATTATTATTCTTTAAAGGTGCTTCTGAGGAAGACATTGATTTCTCTGTATCAGTTAATAACCTTATCACTGGCCCTAAAGAGTCAGATCTTAAGTACGTAGAACATAATGGCGCAGGTATTCAAGCTGGGCAAGCAGACATAGATAGAATCGTTATCAATATCAAAAGTACTATTGGAGCTCCACTTACTGAAAGAACAGGTGCTGTAACGGCAACTGAGTCAGTAATCAAAGAATCAAGAGCTTCTTGCGATCTAATGTCTTGGACAAATTCATTACAGGTGTTCATTAGGCAGGCATATTCATTAGCTGCTAAGTGGGTTGATGTCGAATTGCCAGAGGATTTCTCAGTCTCAGTATATCGTGATTGGGTTGTATCGGGTAAATCAGAAGATCTTGTAAGCTTGAAGGAGTTATACGACAGAGGTCTTTTATCTAAGAGATCACTTCTAGAGCAATATAAGAAGAGAGGTCTGCTACAGGAAGATTTCAATATCGATTTAGAATTAGAAAGAATCGAAGTAGAAGATCAAGATAGAGATATAAGCGAAGACATTTAACAGAGAACATTTCGGATCTTCAGCAAGGTAGCTACCTCCTCTAAAAACAAAAACGGTTGCTTTGTTGGAGATCCTTTTATTTTAAGAGGAGATAAAAAATGCTAGAAGAAATAAAGAAGAATGAGAATGACTATTTGATTTCATTAGTTTTTTTAGAAGAGGAAGCATTACTTAAGGGCATAGCTGCTTGGAACCCTTCCATCTGTCACATCAAAAAGCAGTTATCAAAGAAGAAGAGCGAAGAAGATTGGAATTACTTATGGGAAAACTCATCACTTGACTACAATCTATTTCAAATAAATTCTGGACTTGATAATTCACAGTTAGTATTAAAAAGATTAATAGGTCTTCATTTAATTTATCCAGATGGAACTCTACCAATGTTTGTAAAAGGTTTCATCATCAATAAGATCAAAGAAGATTTTCCTAAGAAGAAGGGGAAGAAGTAAATGCCTAAAATTCAAAAAGCGATGAATGTAAACGAACAACTGTTCAATAGTGACATTCGCAGAGCTGCCATGTTCGAGAAGAAGCTTAACAGAGAAGTAAGAAAGATCAATAAGCTTATCAGTGGTACAACTAACAGAGCCAGAACTCCAATCGATGGTATCAATAAGTACCTAGACAATACTCGCAAGAGAGTTGAGTCAGTAGGAAAGCTTGATAATGCATCTCCTAGAGTCAAGAGCGCAATCAAGGCAAGTTCAAAAGATGTAAGTAGGATTGTCAATGAAAGTCTTAATGAGACAGTCAAAGGTATTCGTAAGTTCGCATCTGACACAGCAAAGACTCAAGTGGATGATGTTAAAGCAGATTTAGAAAAGAGATTAGGCAGAAAGCTTAAGAGTCCAGACAAGAGAACTTTAAACAAACCTGATGATAAAACTATATTGGAAGTAAAGGATAATAAAGTAGTCAAGAAGAAAGGCAGCTTTAAATATCAGGATGAAGTCAACAGATATAAGAAGTCAGTAAGGAAGACTCTTAAAAAGGCAAGCAAGGAGGCAATACAGACAGACAGCAAGGCTCCTTTAAACAAAGCCAGAAAGAAAGTCAAGCAGAACACTGAGACTCTTACAAGGACTGTCGCCAAAGGATTAGAGTCAGAAGCCAAAGAGAAGTTATTTGAAGCAAATGATATCACTCAGTACATTTGGCAAGCCATATTAGATAGTAGGACTTCAAGGATCTGTCAGACTCTTAATGGAAACATATACGATACAGGACAAGGCCCAATACCTCCTGCACATTTCAACGCATTGAAAGAAGATACTTTGATAACTACAAGAGATGGGTTGAAAAAGATTCAGGATATTGAAATAGGTGATGAAGTATTGACTCATATGAATAAGTGGAGAAAGGTTTACAATAAAATGAGCAAACCCTTCTCAGGGAATTTAATTGAACTTAAAAGTTCTAATGGCAGAAGTATTAGCCTCACAGACGACCACGCTGTACTTACCAAGGATAAGGGATGGATGTACAGTGGAGAAATCAATGTTGGTGATATAGTTTTCCAGAACTTTAAAAACATTACCAGCCCTGATGACAACGTTCTTCGCTCTCATGTTGCACAAGACATCGTTTCCAACTCGCACAGTATTGAAACCAAGTTTACTGAGAATTACATCTCTGACTCCGTCACTCTTAGATCTGATAGATCTTTCGTTTTGCCAGTGCTCGACAGCAATGATTTGTTCGATGTTCATAATGATACCTCATTTAATGTTGATCATGTTATATCTACAGTCCGAACGGAGTTTAATGGAAATGTGTACGATTTATCAATTATAGGGGATGAAACTTATATCGCTGAGGGAATATTAGTTCATAATTGTCGTTCTTCTATCGTACCTATCATAAAGGGAGAAGGAGAAGTAGAGAATTTCAGTTCATGGGAAGAATACCTAGATGATTTAAAATCTACCTCATCTGGCAGAACACAATTAAAAGAGATATTGGGAAAGACTAAGAGCGAGTTGTTCATTGAAGGCAATCTACCTGACAGTGATATCATGCCAAGGAATTTATAAGATGGGGAATATTATGTGGAAGCCAATAGAAGGATTTGATGGATATGAATTCTCTAGTAATGAAGTTAGGTCGATAGATCGAATAGTAGTAGGCAGATTCAATTCCAGTTATCACTTAAAGGGAAGAGTATTAAAATCATACATGAGTAACACTGGCCAATTGTTTGTTAAGATCAGCAGGAATGGTTTGTCGTACAAGGTTTTCATACATGATTTACATGAGGGTAATGGGAAATTTACTCCACAAAGAAATAGAAATAAGAAGACAACCTAATTTTAATTATAATTTTATATTAATACATTAGGTAGTAAATGTGGCTAGGAAGGTCACTACCCAAATGTTCGAAGGGATTTCGACACTAGAAGTAACACGGAGTATAGTAAATGGCATTATCACCATTTTATAAGAGCGCAGAAGATGTTCCAGACGAAGTCAAGAGCATCTATATCGAAAAGGAAGGACTATTTGTCTTAGACGTAGAGCAAAAAGAAGGCTACTCACTTGAAAATGTTACAGGATTAAAGTCCGCATTACAAAGTGAACGCAATAATTCAAAGACTCTCAACGAAAAGCTAGTAGGATTTCAAGCATTAAATGAAACATTAAATCAGCAAGCATCTATCAAGAAGCCAACTGAGGGCGACCTAGGAAAAGTATCTCAGTTGGAAATGAAGATAAGTGAGATGACTACAGTCATGAAGGAGAGGGATTCTCTATATAACGGTTTAAAACTAAAGAATGAAGTTAATAGCGCTTTCAGTGCGTACCAAAAGGATCTTATGCCCAATGCGGACAAGTTACTTTTACCACATATTGAAAGTAAGATCAAAATGATAGATGGCGCAGTTAAGGTCGTTGATCATTCAGGTCAAGTTAGAATTTCAACTAATGGTTCATCCGTCACAGACATGACAGTAAATGAGTTAATTGGTGAGTTTAAGAATGACAGTGCTTATAGTACTTGTTGGAAAGGAACGAACGCTTCAGGATCTGGTGCTACATCATCTGGAAGTTCATTAACTTCAGGCAAGAGTTTTAAGGAAATGTCACTTGTAGAGAAAACAGCTCTTTATAACGATAATCCAGCATTATACGAATCAATGAAGAAGGGTAATTAATCCCTAACAACAATAAATAAAGGTAAAATAACATGGCTTTAACGCAATTAGGCGATATTTTCGTCCCACGCCCATTCGCTGATCAAGTATCAGAAAATTCTGTTATCAAAAACAGATTGATCACAAGTGGCGCAGTAGTAAATAGTGCAGAAGTAAGTGCAATGGCATCAGGCCCAGGTCTTTTGTTTGACATTCCATTTCTGACATCTCCTGCTTATACGTCAACTGGCGGAACTATTTCCACAGATGACACAACTCTTATCGTTCCAGATAAGGTAATTGGCGGATCTCAAGCTGGTACTAAGCTTTCTCGTAACTGGGCATGGCAAGTAGCTAAATTAGTTGCAACTGCTAATGGTGCTAACGTACTAGATTATGCAGCTTCTCAAGTTGCTGAAGTATTCGCTAAGGATGACCAAGAAACTTTGCTTAACATTCTTGATGGCGTAATTGCTTCAAACGTAATTGATGACGCTGGCGACATGCTTAACGACCAATCTGGCGTTGCAGTTGATCGTGATATGGTTATCGACTCAATCTACTCTATGAGTGATTCTGAAGACGAAATTTCACTAATGATCTGTCACCCATCCGTAGCTTCTGCTCTTAAGAAGCAAGATCTTGCCAACTGGGATTTTTCTCCAGCTGACAACGGAACTCCTGGTTTCCAGACTTATTTAGGTATCCAAATTCTTACTGATGCTTCTCTAGTACCAGTAACAAGCGTATATCCAACTTACTTCTTCCGTCAAGGTGCTATTGCACGTGGTGAAGGTGTTGTTGCTGATGCAGTTACTCTTGATAAGCAAGCCCTTCAAGGCGGTGGACGTGGCGTTGATACTCTAGTATACAACAGAGATTACATCTATCACCCAAGTGGCTTTAGCTTCTTGAATGCTTCAGTTGCAGGTGCTACACCTACTGACGCTGAGTTGGCACTAGCTGTTAACTGGTCAAGAGTTGTTCAGGACAGACGTGAAGTTGGTATCGTTAAGATGCTATCTTTAGTCTAAGCTAAACAATTAGCTTAAGTTACTGCAAATAACTGATTAAGAAAGTGGAAGGCCCAGATATCTTCTGGGCCTTTTTTTTAAATATAAGAGAGAGGATAATACCATGGCTATCAGTCAAATCAATTTAAGAAACAAAAGATCAAGAGATTTTCTAAAGAAAGTAGAAAAGATAAACAGACTAATTCTTAAAGGAACAGTCTTTGATGTTGATCTAATAGAGATCACTGAAGACGTTGTTGAAGATAAGAAAGTAGTAGAAGACAAAGAGTTTGAGAAGGAAGCACTACATCGAGCTGAATTAGAGGCCCTAGAAGCCGAAGCGTTGGACTTAGCTGAATCAGAAGCCGACAAAGCAGATAAGGAAGAGCAGGATGCCTTAGATACAGTTACTGAGTTAAAGTTAGAACTTCCAAAAGTAGCACCTGAGAAAGCAGTAAAGGAAAAGAAAACTAAATAAGGGATTTATTTATATGTTACAGATTGGAAAATTAAAAAAGTTAACAACTCAGGAAAGAAGATCTAAGGTTATGGATCTTAAATCAGAACAATACAGCATCTGTGAGATTGAGGATATTCTTTTAAATGGAAATTTCGTAACTGAGAAGGGCAATGCGATAACAAACAAGACTATATCATCAGACATAATTGCCTCAAGAAATCTCTGGAAGAAGAATCAAGTTGAAATGTATGACATGATGAGAATCAATCACTTGATGGAAGTAAAAGCAGTTAAACGAAGACTACTTGATCAAAACAATTTAGAAGTTTATGTCAAGGCCCTTCAACACGAAGCAAAGATATTAGGTATGTATGATGACTCAACTAAGGTTCAAGTTAACAATACAATCCTTCAACCGCTTCCAATGATAGTAATAAACGAGGAAAAATAAAATGCCAGGTCAACTAGACGGATTAGCATTAGTAGCAATGGACTTAATCATGAAGTTTGGTAAGACTATTGCCTATAAGAGTAAGACATACTCAAAATCCTTCAGATGCTGATATCGCTTCAGGTAACTTTGATGGAGACATAACAGAGTCTGAAAGCGTACAGATTATAACTCCTCCAAGTCCTTTAGATATCAATTTAGTACCTGCTGAGACTTACAGAGTAGGCGATGCTCAGTGTTTACTACAAGGCCTTGATCTTCCTTTTGTTCCTAATCTGTCAGATGAGATTCTTATCGACTCACAGGAATGGGAAGTAATTACTGTAGGTAGAGTTTATTCTGGCGAATTGATAGCTGCTTATAGGTTACAAATAAGATTATTGAAGGGAGCATAATGAAAGTAAACAAAAGAAACATTGCTAAATTCCTGAATGAAGTAAGAAAGGAGTCACTTATAAGAGTTGGCAGTGCTGTCGTAGGCAATCTGGCAGCTACAACTCCAGAAGATACAACAAGATTAGTTTCTAATTGGTCAGTACAGGCTAACTCTAGATCTGAAGACTTCAATCCTAAAAACTTTCAAGGAAGATCAGGTATGAAGGGCGAGCAGATAGCAAAGCTTGAGAGCATCACAGGAAAGGAGAAGTCAATTCATATTACCAACAACACACCTTATGCAGGCATTGTTGAGAATGGAGATTTAAATCAACCAGCACAGAATTTTACACAAAACGCTATCACAAGCGCACAGGGAGGCTTCAGATAATTTCGCATAATTATTTAAATTTAACCACAATGGTAGAAGATTAAAGAAGGGAATTAAAAATATGTTAACGAACGGACAGCAAGATATTAGTGAGGCAATCATCACTGGATTTCAAGTTCTAGCCAATGCAGAATCATTGCAGTATAGAATAGAGAATGACGGACGTGATAATCCTAGTGCTGATATGTGGGCTAAAATACAAGTTCAAGAAACAGCATTTACGAAGACTTCTTACAATAACAATTTATATATATCAAACGGACTTTTCACAGTACAGTTATTTGCAGAACTAGGTAAAGGAACTCAAGCGGTATATATATTAGCGGATCAGCTAAGAGATGCATTTTCGGATGTGTACTTTGATGGATTCGTAAGAATGGAATACCCAAATATCATCACAGTAGGAAGAGTTGAGAATTACTTTCAAGTAAACGTCATCTGTCCTTACTCTGCTGAAATTGAAACTCAATAAAAAGGAAATATAATTATGGCTAGACTAGAAAACACGTTTGGGGCAACAATCAGTATTATTGATACTGTTTCATCGCTTGCTATCTTTACTGGATTGCAAGTAAAAGATGCCTCATTAGATGGTATCACAAAGGGTGAGATTGATCTTACACATTACGGAAGTGGAGTATTCTTCGAAATCGGAGAAGCTAGCAGAGCTGATGGTGGATCTTTTTCCATGACTATCAACATGGATGTCGAAGATTTTGGTAACGTTGTCTCAGAATTCACTAAGACAAGTAAGAGTACTATTTTGTACACTTATCCAATTGCTCCAGGTTCTGTTAATACTACTAATGCTACGTTGTCATTCGACGGATTCATTACGAGCTATTCACAGACCCTGCCAGCTACGGGGGGAATAGATGTATCGATGGTGTATAGGGTCGCAGATAACCTAGCGTTTACTGACGAAACAGCATAAACTAACCTAATAGTTCTTTTTGTATCAGCTTGTCTAGGTTGGTATAGAAAGAACTATTTTTTTTAATAGAGAGGAGAAAGTAAGATGAATATTTTTACAAAGATCGCAGAAGCCGAAAAGGCAAAGAAGAAGAAGTTAGAAGGAATTGAAGGTTGGCCTGATGTCTACATCAAGAAGATGAGTGGTAAAGTTATATTCGCCATGCAGGGACAGAAGAAAGATGATCTCAATACATTAACTTCATATGTTAAAACTATTTCAGATCATGTCATTGATGAAGATGATAATCTTGTATTCAGTACTAAGGAAGAGGTTGAGTTTTTAAAGAATCTTGATTTCAAAGTTCTGTCAGAAATATTCAAGCAAGTCATGAATATTGGTTCATCTAAAGATATTGAGGAAGTAAAAAAAATTAAAAGACGATAACATCATCAGGTTTTGGGTAAAATTAAGTATATTCTTTAAGATACCCATGCCTGAGATTTTCGACAAGATCGATATGGAAACGTTTTATCTTTATATGACATGGGATTCAATTTGTCCTCTTGACAAAGCTGATTACTATTCAGCTATGAACCTTTATCAGTCAGCAATTATAGCAGGCGCTAAAGAAGTTAAATTTGAAGATTATTATATAGATTGGTTTAAGAACAAAGAAGAGCTTACAGATGATCAGAAAGCTCTTAAACAAAAAGTAGATATGTTAATGTTAGGTGGAGCTGTTAAGAAAATGGGCGGCACAGCGGATAACATAAAATAATTTAAAGAAGGTTTATAAGAATGGCTGATGATTTTAATATTGATATTGTAATTAAGAGTGATATGTCTGCCGCATTAAACGGCCTTAATAATATGTTGGCAACTGTTCAACAAATCCAACAAGAGTTAGATGACTTAGGATTGAATTTAAGCTCCCTTCCTACTACTTCGTTGGATAATCTAGACAAGACTATGGAAGAAGGCGTTGCGGCCATTAAAAAGGCTGATAAGGCAACTGATGATTTAGTGAAAAGCCTTAAGAATGCCAAGACAGCAGCAGCTTCTGTTGATCTTACTAATATTAAAGCTCCCAAAGCTCCCAAAGGAGGATCTGGTATTCAAGCAGATGATCTTGGGGACACAGTTGAAGCAGCAACAAGTAAAACAAAAGGATTAGCAGATTCATTAAAGAATGATTTATCAAATGGAATTGAATCTGCCAGAGATGGCTTGAGTGGACTTATATCTAATATTCCAGTAGTTGGAGATAAACTTGGTGGATTAGTTGGATCATTAAGTGTGACCCAGATAGGCCTTCTTGCAGTCGCTGCTGGATTACTTAAGTTGAACTCAGCATTGCAAGAACAAGTTTCAGTCATAAACGATTTAATCAATCAGTCAAATAGACTTGGAGAGTCAGCAAACAACATTGCTCTTCTTCAAAATGCATTCCTATTGGTAGGTTTAGATGCAGATGTAGCATCAGAAGGTATTAAGAATGTATCTGAAAGCGCTTCAGATGCCGCTAAAGAACTATCAGGCGGTAAGTTTGAGGCATTTACACAGCTTGGAGTTGATGTACAGAAGTTTGTAAAGCTAAATCCAGCAGAGCAGCTAACAAGTCTTGTAGAATCTTTAAACAAAGTAGAGAATGCATCCGACAGAACAAGATTGGCTCTTGAGTTAGGTGGAGAAGAGCTTTCTAAGGCAACTTCTTTAACTGGCGGTTATGGAGATTCTTTAAGTCAGTTGGTTGCATTGTCAAAAGAAGTTACTTCTCAGCTTTCAGAGGAGCAATTAGGTGCTATTAGAGAATTAAACATAGAGCTTGCCAAGTCAGAATTGATCAATAAGAAGTTTGCACAAGAAGGTTTGGCTAAAACAGCGGATGCAAGTATCTTCTTGACTACTGCTTGGAACAG